GATGATACTGTTGGTTCTGTGCAACCACTTATCATTCCGATAAGTAATGTTGCTAATAATAGTTTGTCCACTGCCGTTTGTTGTTTATTGTTTGTCATTTGCCCGCCTCCCTTTTCTTTGCGCGTTGGTTTGCTTTAATAACGCGGCGTTTTTCACGGTGTACGGCTTCTTTCAACACCAAATCTTCATATTTGCGTTGAACATCCTGATACAAATTTTGGAATGTGGTCAACTTATCATTGACATTTGCCAACTGCGATTTTTGCGCCATCAACTTCGATTCATTGTCAAAAATGACTTTGTTTTGTTTCCAAACGCTTTTTTCAAGGCCGCGAACTTGCGCGCGACTGGCATTGTACATCAACCACAAAATGAATGCGGTGACGCAACTGATGGTTAAAAAAATGTAAATCATTATCGTTGTTTTATTTGTTTTTGCCTTTGTACATTCTGCGTTGAACCAACATTTGCGTGAATTCATTGAATTCCGGGATGTATTCATCGCGTTCAAATTGATAGGGTTTGGCCTCCGGCATTTCGTTGAATCGCTTTGAATTCAATTTGATGCAATGCGCGCCATACATCACCGCAATGGTAATGGGCGTTAAAATGATAAGGTAGATTAAATCCATGTCGTTTTTCTTAATTGTTGATGCAATGTTAAAACACATTTTGCAAACAAAAAAACATTTGTGACATTTTTTTAAAAAATTTTCGTATTGAACGAAAAAAGGGGCAACCATCGGCGGCCGCCCCTTAAATCAACAATGATGAAACAACGATAAGTTTGGATGAATCTGCGCAAATATCGCGCATCCTTTGTTGACATTTGCAACATTGTGTATATTTGCTGAACAATGGAAAACAACGAATTAACAATCATCAACAGCAACACAACTGGTGAATCCGGTCAAGTGTTTGCCCCGGCGCAATTTGAACACGCCCAAAGAATCGCAAAATTATTGTCATCATCCGACCTTGTTCCGAATCAGTACAAAGGAAACATTGCAAACACGATGGTGGCATTAGAAATGGCCCACCGGATGAACGCATCGCCTTTGATGGTCATGCAAAATTTGCACATCATCCACGGACGACCATCATGGGGTTCATCATTTATCATCGCCTCATTAAATTCATGCGGGCGATTTGGAACGCTGCGGTTTGAATCAACACCAACATCATGCAAGGCCGTCACAATGGATAAACAATCAGGCGCAATTTTGGAAGGCCCAACGGTGACGATGGAAATGGCAAAGTTGGAAGGATGGTTGGATAAACCCGGATCAAAATGGAAAACAATGCCCGAATTGATGTTAAAATATAGGGCGGCGGCTTTTTTTGGTCGTTTATACGCCCCCGAAATCATGATGGGGTTATATTCTGCCGATGAAGTGGTCGACATTGCCGCAAACAACGCGAAAATGGGCAAATAACCCTATTTCAACGCGAAATCGTTTGAAGTAATCAAAGTATATGTGAAGCGGTTGCCATGCAAGGCGGCCGCTTTTTTTGCTAACAACATGAACTGGTTGAAATCTTGGGTGCGTTTAAACACCTGACAACCTTCGGACCAATTGTTGACCTGAACTGAATCAACACCGGCTTTGTGAATGTTTATGCCAAACACGCCCGTTTGCGTTGCGTTCTCATTATACACGCCATCTTTGATGTCATCACGGAATACAGTCACCGGGCCACATTGTTTCAACGCTTCATATTTGCCCTGATGCAATCCAATGTGATGTGAACCGCGATATTGTCCGGGCTTCATTCGGGCCGTCCCCGCGCCATTGTCGGTGGTGATTGCCCATTCTTTGATGAACCAATTGTCCTTTTCTTTGTAGGCAACAACGATTTTGTCATCAAATGCGTTTGTGACCTTTTGCCCGGTTGCTGAATTTCGAACACCAATGATGTTCAAATTGAAATCCCCATTTTCAAAAAATGCATAACCTTTGGCGGCCATTGTGCGTTTCAAATCTGCAATTGTAATCATAACAATACAAAGATAATTAAACCAACGCCCAATGCAATTGTCACTTTGCGCAGCTGGTAAAATCGTTCGTCACGCTTTTTGATTTCATCCAACAATTTGTTTGTGATCCGTTCTTGTTGTGCGATGACCTCGGAATCAATTTTGCGATATTCCCGGCACAACGCCAATTGTTCGCGCGCCTCCGCGCCTTTTAATAAATATAAATTATTTTCCGCAACTGTCAAGGAATCGATGCATTGCGATGATGCGGCGTGTGGCTGCGCAACTTGTATCGCCATGATAAGCCACAAAAAGTGTTTCATATTTGCTTTGAATAAATATTTGCGTGTCATGTAATGTTTTGTATTTGTTTTTAATGATTTGCAATGTGTCTAATTCTTTTTGAACAACTCTGATGGCCGGGCCATGAACAACATTGGTTTGTTTTGGAACTGCAAAATGAAGGTATGCAAAACCACCAACAAATAACAACACCAACAACAAAATGGTCAAATCAACTTTCCGCATCGTTTTTGGTGTTTGCAAATTTGTCGATGGATGTGAATCCCAAACAACAAATCACAATCCATTCAACCGCTTCAACCAATTCTTTGGATGGCGCGATGTCTTGGGGTGACAATGAATTGTGGGCCATTGTGCCAAACAAAATGAATGATCCGACAATCCCAACAAATCGTTTGGAACTGAATTCGCCTTTGTCGCCCTGAAATATTTGAAAAATCTTTTTCATCTGCCTTGACCGCGATATTTTTTTGCGGGTTTATTGTTTTTTGAGTGAACACCTTTGTTTTTGCGCTTTGGCTTTGGTTGCCAACTCACGCCGGATGATGTTTTTGCCTTTGCCATTATTTTAAGCCGTTTAATTTTAACATGTTGTTGATTGACGCGGTGTCCATGCCAACCAATCCGGTGTCAACGCCCATGAACAACATGGTTGATGTCATCGCCTCGATTTTTGTTTCAGCGGTTGCAACGGCTTCTTTCAATTCGGCCTTTTCGGCAACTTTGTTTTCAACCAATTGTTCGCCTTGCTTCTTTGCAGCGGAAACAACATTGGATGCCATTTTCATGTTGTTTTCAACGCGCTTCAACATTTGTTCGATTTCGTCCACATTGGGCGTGTTTACAGCCCCGACCGGGTAAATCATTTCTAATGTCAAAATGATGGCAACAAAGGCCGTTAAAATCGTTTTCATAACTTTTTAACGGTGTTAATGATTCGCAATTCCGTAATTGCGGCCGACAATGCCGAATCCGATTTTTTCAACGCTGATGACATCCGGTCAACTTTCAAATCCAATTGGTCAATTTTTTGATTGGCCTTTTCGATTTGTTCGGTGTACGAACTTTTGACATCATAGTACAAATATGAAACGGCCGCCAACATACAAAATGCCACCGCGGCCACCGGGTTTTTCTTGAACTGGTCAAACGAAACGGGCAACGCGTTTGCGTTAATTTGCTTTTTTACTGTCATTTGATGCGATTGATTTTTTTACTGTAATAAACCACCGCCAACAAACCCGAAATAAGACCAACAATGCCCACCACAAAGGTAAGGATTGGCTGATAAGTTTGCGTGAAAGTGATAATTGCTGAACTGCCTGAAATGGCCGTGGCAATCGCCGCCGTGGTGTCATTATTAAATTTGTTCATTTGGTGTTGGAATTACACAATATTCGCTCTCGGGAAACTTTGCGCAAAAGGTTTTCAAATACAACGAATCATCCCCCGAAAAAGTATGCACCCCGCACGGATTTGGGAACACCTCAAACGGGGCAAAACTTGCGGGGGGTTCTGAATAGAATAGAATGTCTACCGCCCATTTGTCGCTTTGCTTTGTGCATACGGGTTTGTCATCCACTTGCCCCCACTCTAAACAAATAAATCCAATTTCTACAACTGCACAATCTTTCCAAGTTGTCACGGTTTCCCCGCTTGGGGTGGTTGTGGTTTGTTGTATGTCTTTTTGGAATGTTGCCCATTCGCTTGGGGTGAACTCGTATTTATGAAAACTTTTCATTGTGTTAGATTGTGGTTAAGGATGCAAGTTCCGCGTTGGTTAGGCGGGTTGGAAATAAAACGGCTTCGTTTACTTTTAATGGGAAATCGTAACCACTTGCATAATAGAAAAATCCAAACTCACTGCACGCACTTGGCGTTCCGCTTGTATCAGTTCCAATTAAATTCCCATCAATATAAAACGCAAAATCATTGTTTGCATATGCTATTGCAAATTTGTGCCTTCCGTTTGTAAGCCCATAACTATTATTTGTAATGTTACCATTAGGGAAATCAATATACCGAACTCCTCCCGAACTTGTAATTAAAACATATTTATCAACTCCTGTACCTGCTAAATAAAACAAAATATTATTTAAACTTGCTTCAATGTTATCAATGTAGGCGTCAACAAACACCGTCCCGCTTGTCTGCCCAATCAACGAACTAATACCCGTCTTACTGCAAGCATCCGCCACCCTTGTTGCACTTGATGATGTGGTGCTTATATATGATGTTGCGTAACTTCCCATTTTCTTAATTGTTTAAGTATGACCATTTTTTATTTGCTGACTTGTTGTTGTATTTAATTGCAAGGCGTACCGCGTGTTGGCTTAATCCGTGCGCATACGCCGCCGCTTTTGCGGTTTCGTATACATTGCCAATTTCGTCAATTACTGCCTTCATTTTGTGTTGTTTTGCCTCTCGGTCTTTTTGTAGTGTTTCGGTTGTACGCTTTTTGATTTGCTTTGGGTAGCGGTTCAATGCCCTTGAATGTTGCATATTTTCGCTATGTGTTACCCATTCCAAATTTGTAACATCGTTGTTTAAGCGGTTGCAATCTATGTGATTGACTTCGGCTTTGTTTTCGGGGTTCTCAATAAATGCTTTTGCAACTAATCTATGCGCCATTTCGTATTTGCGTTTGTAATTACCCAAACTCATCGAATAGCATACATAGCCATTTGCGCCAACTTTGCCCCTCAATATGAATGCCCCGTTTCTCAATTTACCAGTGTTACTTATTTCGTATTTTTCGTTTACAAATTTCCATATTTCCATACTACAAATATACTGTATTTCGTTGGTATATTTATACTACATTATTCCAATTGTGCGCCCCAAATGTAAAAATCTTTACTTTCTTGATTTGGCATGACTCCAAAATAATTGTCAAACTGAATCCCAATACCGCCACTTGAATAAGTAAAAGTAAATGTATAGCGTTGCCATTCGGTGGTTAATGTAATTTGGTTAGGGTTGGCATTCCCATCACTAAACCCAATATTTTGAACTGATGCCCCTTTAATGTAACAACTAATAGTTACACTACCCGCGGGTACTCCACTTATTGTTTGGTATACATAACGACTACCCGCCGAAAATTGCACCCTTGTTGCGTTCTGCGTTCCATCGGGTGAAATAATTGAATTGGCTGTTATTGTTGCCCCCGATTTTTGCCAATCGCTTTGCGTAAAATCCTCCGAATACTTTACATAATTCGTACTCTGCTTCTCCAATAACAAACTCGGACACCCGCCCCCGCCATTTTGATAAGTTAATCTTGGAACATTTAAGCGGTCGGTAGTGGGGAAATAGGGTTTGGCGGTTGCGCCGATGTTGGTTTGGGCAAATGCAATTACGATGTCTTGCGATGTCCAACCTCCATCAATATATGAATCGATTGAAATTCCCGCCAATGCGTTGCCGCTTGTTGTAATTCTTTGCCATTCAGTAGTTAAATTATACTGCGTACTAAAAGAGCCGTTCGGGTCGCATAATCTAATTTTTGCAGTACTCCCGTACGCTTTTGCATAGATTGAATTTGTCCCATTTAATGCAGTTAAATTTTGCAACAAATAAGAAACTCCAGAAAATTGCGCACGAAATGCTGTTGCCCCTCCGTTTGGGTCGGTTTGTCCGCTTGTTAATGTTACATTGGTATTTGCCCACGGGCTTGTGCTAAAAGTATTTGATTGTTCCAACAAATTCCACGGGCAAACCTCAACCAACCCCGCACTATTTATTCGGGTTCCGTTGGATGCTCGTGTGAATGATAAATCGCCGCTGCCGTCGGTGGGAATTGCTGAAAATACGGTATCTTCTTTGTATCCGGACGGTATCATTACCAATGACGCGGAATTCAATAAATCGCTCATAAATTATAGATTGTTTAATTTGTTCAACAAACATGAAACGCCTTCATAATACCCGCCATCGGCGGTGACGCGTGATTTGTACGCAACAACGATGGGCCAACCTTGACCCAAATATTGCGCGCTTCGAATGCCAATTCCTAATGCGCTAATCCCAATCATGTTAATATGCGATTGCCGACCCGGTCGAAATTACGAACCCGGTGATTTTGTTGCCTTTTCCGGCGGGCAAATATGCCCCTTGTTGAAAAGTAATTCCGGACATGCCACGAGCCGACAAAACATTTGTGGATGTTCCGTTTTCTTGGGTAACTGTGAACGATGTGAACACCGTGTCGGCCTGAACAACCAACGCGTCAAAACTTACGGATGTAACCGTCCCCGATCCGAAATATTTAAATCCATCGTAACCGGCAACGATGTCAATTGATGCTTCTGCCATAATGCTTCGAAAATAACATCGTGACAATAAACATTTGCAACATTTATTGAACAATCAGCCACCATTGCGTTCCATCGCTGATAACTGTGCATGTTTCAAAATTTGTATTCAAAACCTTTGTTGGGTTGCCATCAATATCAAACCCGCCGCCGGTGATGACAACCGAATGTGATGATGCAATTTTTTTGAAATAATATTTTTTACCTTTTGATATTGTCGGATCAGGTAAATCAACCGTAACCGTTCCGCCGGATGAATCGCACAAAATTAATTCATAACCATTGGTGATGGTGTGTGTCCCGGCCGTGTATGTGATGGGCGCATTGTGTTCCTGAATCCGCCAATTAACCAATTCCGTTGAATCGTCATAACTCAACATCACCTCCCAACGGGTGTTCAATGTTGGCTGCGATGCGGGCGCGCCTTCGGCATCATTGACCAAATGTTCCAAAACTTGTTGCGGAACATTGGAAATCGCTGAATTCAAATTTGTCACCGCTGATTCAACATAATTCAAACGATTATTCAGATTCCCGGTTTGTGATTGCTCGACTTTTAAACCTTCGCCGGATGATGTTGTCAAGGTGTAAACTGGTGAAACGCCAATCCATTCACCATCCCATTGTTCCGAACGGCAATTGTATTTGACCCCGTTCAAAACCCATGAATAATTGTCAAAATATAATGATTTGATTGCAGTCAATGACCCGGAATCAATCCATGTTCCACGAACCACCGGAACAAAATTGGCGTAAATCGATGCCATTTGTAACCCCAACATTTTGGTGATTGTTCCGTGTGTAATTGAATCCCAACCGCCATACCAATCCGATGCCAAAACATCGGTTGTGCCGTTAAACACCAACCAATTACCAATTCCGTATTTCAGGGAATCCGTATAATATGGCGATTCAATTGTGATGGGTGTTGAATTCGCCAAATTGGCTGTGGATGCGGTGATGACCTCCGTGATGTCAAAAATATAATCCGCATTTTGATATGGTGACGCATCTGCAAATGAAACCTGAATTGAACCCCAAAAATCCTTCAACGCTGAATTGCCGTTTTTCCATTTGCCACCGCCCGAATAGGAAAGAATAACACCATGAACAAACATGTTGACTTCCAATCGGGTGTAACCGACCGGCGCGGTTGTCACCGACAATTCAAATTCCGATGTGATCCAACCGCCTTTGATGTCTTTGGTTGGCATGCGATACAATTGATTTCCCGAATTCCCCGATGCGGACCAATATCCATTCGCGTCCAAATAAACATAAGAGCCACCCGAATTCCGCAACCTGATATTGTAGTAAACATCGGTTGAATCTTCGACATACAAAACCCCACCCAATGTGTCGGATCGTTTGAATGATTTTGCCATAAAACGAATGCGCATCGGTGCGGCATCCGGTGATGTTCCGGTTGGAATATCCGTGGCAATTAACGACAATGTTGATGATGATGTATTTGGGTAACTGCGCAACGCTTTTGCCACATTTTGACGATGCGTGTTTATTGTCACCGATTGTGCAGCTGGTTGATAGTACAATGATGGTTTTGCCATCCACAATGGCCGAACATCGTTGCCAATTGTTTGACGGTGTGAATATGTTGTCGTCCCGATATATTGCCCGGTATACGAATATTGACGCAAATTGATTGATGTCGTGTTATTATACGCGTTGAATGGGATCACATAATACGCGCCATTTTCATGAGTGAATCGCGCCCCAAACATCAACAACACATTTTCCAACGCTTGTTTTGCTGAAATATAATTTGGTTCAATTTGCCATCCAACCGTGTCAATAACTTTGACATCCGTAAACGGATCAAAATTTTCCAAAAATGTATATTCAAAAAGTTTATACATGTCAAACCCTAATCGGGCCGCACTATCTTCGTTTAACAATGTGCCATCATACAAATATTGTTGCGGCGTTCCATTGACAACCCAATAATCCGACAAATCCAATGTGTCCAAACAACGGCGAAACAACTGGTTGATTGTGATGTATTCATCCGAAAACCATGATGATTGCACTTTGTACCCATCCATCAATTCAAGGCCATCCACAGCCACCAAATCAATGATTGGTTTGCTTTGTATGGATTCGCGTAATCGCGTCATTTGGTCGGCCAATACGCGGCCAACATGGATCAATGAATCATTGCGATATATTAACATCGCCCATGCGGTTTCCGCTTCGGTTTGAATTCCGACAAAATCATCCAATGTATTTTGATCCGGCATCACCCATTGGGCGATTGCGCGTGATGGTCTGATAAAATTGCTATAAACTGAATCTGATTCGCCTTGCCTTTCAATGCTGATTCCATCGCCGGCCAATGTTAATTCAACCGATGAATTCAATGCTTCTAATTTGTCAAAACAACATGTTTGGCCTTCAATATATCCACCGGCCGATTGAACCCGCGCATTGTATAAACGCGCAACAATTTCCGGTGTTGTTCCTGATGGTGAATCCCATAATTCAACCCGGTATTCAACATTTGTGATTGATAAAAACGAACCTTTGTAAATCCTTGCCATTATCCGCGCCGTGAATCTTTATTGTATCTTTCCAAAACGATGGCCAAATCGCGTCCGCTGATGTGCGTTTGCGCAACATAACCGGATGATTGTTCGGGCTTCATCAATGTTTTTAATTTGTCCAAAGGTGCAATGACCTCCGGGTTGCTGCGCGCGCCGGGATATTCACCCATCAAACCCAATGTCGGTCCGCTAACAATACCACCATCGGCAAACGCGGTCACGCTTGGTCCTTGTTTCATTTGGTTTGCCACCGCCGTACCCAATGCAACCATCGCAATACCGGCTGCAACCGCAACTTGTGGTTGGATAAATGCGGTTTGAAATTTTTGAACGCTGATTCCATACGCAATCAACATTTTTCCGACTGTTTTGACAAAATTGCCCAATTGGCCAACAACTGATTGAACAAAACCCTCAATGCCATTGCCTTGACCGGACAATTGATTTCCCAACGCTTCGCCCAATGATATTGCAATATCTTCACCCAATCGTTCAACCGCCATTGCCATGTCGGTCATTAATCGGTCGAAATCTTGAACGATTTGCGAATATGACTTTGGGTCAATTTTCACTTGAATCAAAACGGGCGCAACGGCCGTCCCGGCAATTAAGTTTGCGCCGGTTAGTTCTTTTGATTTTGCAATTTCACTTTTGCGTTTATCTTGAAACGCTTTGTTCATTTTAATCAAATGCGCTTCGGCTTCCATTTCGCCTTTGTAGCGGTCATTGATTGCCTTTATCGCATCGTCAAATTCTTTTTTGAGAATTTCCTTTTTCTTATCGCGTCTTTTGTTGGCTTGGTCAATTTGAAATTCCGTTTGCTTTTCATCAATTGACCGTTCAATTGCGCTGATGTCGCGTTTGATTTGCAAATATTGTGCGGAATATTGGTCGTATGCCGATAAACTTGCCGTCAAATTATTTTTCCTATTTTTCAGGAAATTAATTTCAACCTGGGCCAATTCCGCCTCACTTGCTCCACGCAATTTGGCGCGATTCAATTCCTTTTCCAATAATTCATCGGCAATGCCTGACATCGTTTCCGACATCTTTTTTGATGATTCTGCCGACTTTTTATATTTTTCGGTAAATGTTTCGACTTCTTTGGTCGCTTGTTTGGTTTTGTCTGAAACATTGCCAAACGCGGATGCAATCAAACCAATTGCAACCAAAATTGCGCCCGCCCCGGTTGCTACCAATGCCCCGGCATATGCTCGCGCGGCGACTGTGGCCTGCCCCATTACATATGTTTGAATCCTCACCGCTGCCGTTTGCAAACCAACCATGAATGCGCTTTCCGCTTGCAATGCATTTTGAACCGCTTGCAATCCATTCACCAATGCAACTGCACCTTGCAATTGAACCATTGTTTTCTGCAAATCTTTGGATTCAATACCCAACATGGCCGTTGCACCTTCGACCGCGCTAAATGCGCCCGCCAATCCTTGAATTCCGCCCAAAACGGCATCCAAACGGCGCGTGTCACTTGCAAAATATTTGACTTCGGCGCGCATGTCACCAACTGCATCCTGAATTTTACCCGCTTCACGAATAACATCATTTGCAAATTGTTGGAATTCAGGGCCTAATGACCGCGCCGTCATTGCGATTTGTTGCATTTGACGAACGGTGGCCATTGATGGTTTTGCGCTTGCCAATCGTGCAAATTGGTCTTGCATTCCTTTGATTGCCTCACCAGTTGCACCGGACATGTCTTTTCCGGCCTTTTCGGTTGCAACAACCGCCGCATCCAAACCCTTTTTCAGATTTTGAATGTCTGCGCCAATGACAATGTTTAACGATTGACTTTTTGCCATTATCTATTGTAGTTTATTATATAATCGGCCGCGATGTGATAAATGCCTTCAAATCCCGCATAATCTTCGGTCAAATGCGCTTCGCCGTCATAATAGATTGTTTGAACCGTTACGGAATTAAAAACGCCGGGTGTTGAAATTTCCAATGCCGAACGAACAAGGTCGGCAACTTGTACCGCCGATTGATATGTTGTTCCAAACGAATTGACCTGAATCCGCGCAAAATCGGATTCCGATGGCCCTGATTTTGATGGGTTTGGAACAAGTGAAACAACCTGGTAACTAATTGCCGGGAATGCTGATTCTTGTGGAATTCGCAATGGATTGATCCGGGTTGAAACAACCGCCGTCAATGCCGAATTGTTTGACAAAATATTATAAATGGCGTTTATTGCTTTCATGCTTCGGCGATGGGTGTCAACTTCGCAAATATATCCGCGTGACGCGTAACCTTTGCAACAATATCATCATGGTCGGTGTTTTCCCACGGGAATTTCATCAATTTTTGTGGGCTGATTGGCCTTTTCAAATGTGGTGAAATCATGGTGGATGCCATCCATCGTGTCATTTCCCATTGGTTTTGAAATTGCTGATGCTGGGCATTGCGCATGCCATCCAATCGCAATCGCCAATATCTTGGTGTGCATTTGTTGAAATCATGTTCCAACATGCCCATTTCACCGAACGCAATCCGTTCAATTGTTTGCCATGTCAACGCCGGGCCATCGTTTTTGGCACTTACTTTTTTTCGCCTGATTCTTCAATGGCAAAAAAATCGGTGATGGATTTTGTAAACCCATTCAATGCCGGCATCAATTCGGTGTATTTTGTTATTTGACGCGCGATTTCAATTTCATCTTTGAATGGCATTGGTTCGCCTTTTGATTCATAACCTTCACAAATACCATAGAATGCACATGTGACCGACAAATCCAATGATTTTGCAATGTTCAATTGTTTTTGCAAATCTTCGAATGATTCCATTCCAATGTGCGCCATGATATTGCGCAACGAATTCATGTTAAAAATAAGGGGGTGATGAACACCCCCGATTGTAATCGTGTTCATGTTGCGAATATACGCAACAATTTCAAAATTAGATTGTTCCAACGGTCAATGCGCCCGTTCCCTGAATGCTCGCGGTGAATGTAGTCACATCGTTTTGGGGGGCGGTCAAACTCAAATCGTTGAAAAATGCGCTTCCGCTCAATTTCAAATCACCTGAAACATTTGATGTCATCACGATGGTCACGGATGTTCCGGCCAACAAATCGGTGATGATTTCTTTCCAACTGATGCCCGCGCCAACGCTTGCATCTTCTTCGAACATACCTTCAACGCTCATGGTGTACCCATATTCGCCGGCAATATATTCTTTTGCGCCCGCTGAATCTTTGTTCGTGGTTTCAATCATGTCTTTGGTGATTGAAAAATCGTTTGATGTCGCATTTGCGATTTTGGTCAATGTTCCGGCTACATCTTTGTAGATTGCGATAAGCGTGCCGTTTGTGATTCCTGTGCTTGCCATGATATTATTTTTTTATTTTATTTCGTTTGGATATTATATTTTTTAGCCAATTCAACAATGGTTTTTCGAATATTTTCATTGATGTTTTCGGCAATTTTTGTTTTGTGCATGTCAAATGCCGGACGCATAAATGGTCGGGGCTGAACCTCGCCACGATATGCGCCTTTTTTTGTGAAACGCGGTGATGTTCCAAATTCAATCCAAATGGCTTTGTATGCGTTTTCCATTTCAACGCGTGGCGCAATCAAAACTGTGTATTTGTAACGCGCATCATTTTTTGAAACAAAACCAATTGAATTTCGAATGTCACCATTTCCAACCGGTGCAAGTGATTTGGCCGTGTCAATAATTGGTTGCGCTTCTTTGCGAATATCCGCGCGCAATTTTTCCGTGTCCAATTGAACACCGATTTGTTCCAATGCATTAATTGTTTCCGCCAAACCTTGCAAATGTTTCATTGTGTCAACTCGGTTTGAATTTTTAGATACATCCGGCGTTCCAAATCCGCAATGTTGATAATATTGTAATATTTA